TTATATAAAATATTAAAAAACATCTTTAAAACGCAAATTTGATTAAAAAAAATGAGACACAAAAAAAACCCGAAACTCTTGATTTTACTGGAAAATCTTGAGTTTCGGGGTTTTCTTTAAATAAGCTGATGACGGGAATTGAACCCGAGGAAAATTTCCCAAGAGTATTGATTTTCCAAGGAAAACTCATACTTTGGGGAATTTTTGGGGAAATTATTAAAGCTGTTCATTAATGTACTGCGATGCAAACTTCATCATGTCTTGCTCTTTTTCCTTTTGCGCGTGTCGGTACACACGTTTAAGCACATGATCTGTTTTCCAGCCACCGGCGGCCATTATGTAGCAGTCAGGTATGCCGAGCGAGTGAGCCATAGAGGCGTAGTAGTGTCTCAGATCATGGAGTCGGCACTCTGGTATGCCTAATTTTTTTTGCCTCCGGTGTAACTCTCTTAGTATATCGCCCGGATATCCCCAAAAGCCTTTTTTCTGTTCTTTCAATAGGCCAGCGACATAATCATCAAGATAGATGTCACGCGTCGAGAGCTCGGTCTTGTTCGTGCCTTTAAGTACAAGGCCGCCTTTCTCACCAACAACAAGGGAGCTGCGTATCGTAAGAATGTTACCATGCAGGTCATCAGAAGTCACAGCACACACCTCTGAACGCCTCATGGCATACACACCAAGTCGAAATGCAAGCTCATAATTGGTACCGGTCACATCCTTAAGCAGGAGCTTTATCTGCTCATCAGTAGGGACTGTAGGGGTGTATGGCTTTGGAGCCGGAAGAGTTGTTTTAAAAATTAGCTTCGGTTTATACATTTTTATAACAGGAGATATAAAACCATGATAGTTTGCTACAGTTTTTGGCGATTTTCCTACTGCAAGGCGATTGATCTCTGACTGTATCGCCTCTTCGGTGATGGCTGATAGCTGCATATTATTAAATTCGTCTGATATGCCTCTAATAATAGTGTGATATGAGTGCAATGTGGACGGGCTAAGAACATTTCTCTTTACGTCTATGTATTTTAGTGCGTACTCTTTGAAAGAACCTTTAGGGATGCTTGAGGATGTGTCAGAGTATGCTGCGGCGATAGCTTGCTCTATTTCCTTTTTTGTCGGTTTATGGTCAAAAACTAAATTCTTTCTGTTACCATTGATGATTTTCTGTATTCTATATTTATTTCCTCGCTTTTCAATACGCATATTATCATTCCTTTCTAAAATGGGTACAAAAATAACACCTATCCTTTGACAGATGGTGCTCCGAAAGGTATAATAATTATTGGTTAGTCCTTATACTTTTCGGAGTTAAGGCTGTCGCTCTGGCGTTGGTAGCGCCAGGGCGATTTTTATTTAATAACATTTCTTGCATGGGGTTAGTCCCATCGATTCAGCTTCTTCTTTTGTAATCTGCTGAGGATTGGACATGTTACTACAATTTGAATTGCGGTGATATCTTGATCCTCCGGCTGAGTACCAAACCATGTCGGCTCGATTCTGGTCTGTGGCAGCTGCATCACTTTGTGCATCTGATGGTGCGTCTGATGGTGTATCAGACTGAGCGTTTTGAACATCGGCGCTATTGGTAGTAGTAGGTGGCTGCAATGGCTGTTGAGCTTGTTGAGCTCTTTGAGCATCCTGTTGAGCAATTGATTCTTGCTTGGCTTTTTGCTCCTTAATGTAATTGTCACTAGTTGTCCATATCCACTTCGCTACAGCCGCTAAAATTACAATCATAAAGATTGTACAGATTATGTTTGTATAATTCCTTTTAGGTTTTGCTTGCTGCCGTGGTACATATCCAGGTGAAACATATACCGGCTGTGAGTATGTTGGTTGGATTTGCCGTGTAGGTGTGCTCAATGGCTGACCACACACTTTACAGAATGCAAACCCTTGTTGATTTGCAGCGCCACAACAAGGACATTCACCAGAGGCTTGATTAAAGCCTTGACTAGATGATTGACTAAAACCTTGATTAGATGTTGCTTTAGTCGAAGATTTAGCCGAAGATTTAGCCGAGGCATTCTTGACATCTTGATAGTACATTCCTGTGCCTGGCACTCCAATAGATGTAGTTCGACGTCCAGAAGAGTTGAATGTATAGTGTGCTCCTTTGCCACCAAATGTCATCCCAACACTTTTCTTATTCACATTTAGCTTTACTCCGGGAGCAATTTTGAAGCTCTTTCTAAATCTTAATCCCATGATTATCACCTCATTTCGAGTATTCCCAACGGCTCGAAGTATATCACATACTTATTATATGTCGTGAACTTACCATATTTATCGCGGTAGTAGTCTATTGCGTTCTGCAGAAACTCCTCAGTCACATTCAGATAATCGGCTATCTCGTAGCGATTGCGGCATCCATACTTATACGCATTTACAATGTCACCGAATTTGATCATATAATAGTATGCCCACACCCGGGCACGTCTTTCTTGCTTGCGGTTGGCGGTAGAACTCTGGTCAATTATATCGCCCGATGTAGTGACGTGATGTCCAAGCTCTTCCGCCAACACGCACGACTTGTCAATGTTGTCAAGGCTCTTATCGATTGCAATAACGCTATCGCAGTACAGACCCTTGAGCCGAGTATCTGACAAGTCAAAGTTTTCAGTTACAATCACATGATGCTTGTCAGCATCATCTAGCAGTTTTTCGTAATGTGTCAAGCGCAACACTCCTTTTTGTCTATTGTACAATTACTTTCTGCTCGCTTTTACAAATGCTGCAAATTCTCTAATCTTATCAAGCTCTTCGGCTGTATATTCGTCACCGTCAAAGTGGGCTGCTAGAGTGTTTGGATTTATTACTTTAGTCGTCTTGGAAGTACGACCTAGTAAATAGTCCATGTCAACATTAAAATAGTCTGCTATCTGCTCCAAAATTTCAAATTTTGGTTGGCGCTCGCCACGCTCATACATATTGATGGCACTCTTGGAAATGTCGAGTGCATCAGCAAGCTCTTGTTGAGACATATTCTTTTCACTGCGTAATAGCTTGAGAATTTTATCGAATTGAGCCATTGTGACCACCTCCTATCTTTATATTTGTATTATACACGTATCGTGTATAAAAGTAAATAAAAAATCACGAAATGTGCTTGACAATCAAACACAGAACGTGTATATTAAAGTCAAGCACGAAACGTGCTCAAAAATATGGAGGTGATAAATTGGACAACAAAGCAATAGCCCAGCGCCTTATAGAATTGAGAGGAGACAGAAGCCAAAAAACTGTCGCAGACGCTTGCGGAATAAGTACTTCGGCACTTGCAATGTATGAGCAAGGCAACAGAATCCCTCGCGATGATATAAAGCTGAAACTATCAAAGTACTATAAACGTTCGGTTAATTATATTTTTTTTACCTAAATCGAGCACGATATGTACTCAAAGGAGCGACTAAATGCCAAAAGTAAGACAACTCACAGAGAGCGGCAGAATAGCTGACGAAAAGAAAAGACTAACCAACATATACCGCAACAAAGCACAAGCTAATGGCATTAGCTATACAAGAATAGCTCAAGCATTAGACATCACACCTCAAGCGGTATCCTACCAATTCAAGACCAGTATTCAGCTTAATGTAATGCTGGCAGTCGACATGTTAGTCGGCGGTGATGTAGCGAACAATTAAATAAGGATTAAATACTTCGGCTTAACAGGGGCACCCAAACTACAATACTCCTGTTATAAATGAAATTTTTACGTATCCTATTTTGCTTAGATTGCATATTCCTAGGGTGCCTCTGTTAAGCCGAAGAGAAAGGACAATGCATGAAAAGTATAATTTGCGAGGCACTCGGATGTGTCGGTCTTGCCGCGATCATGGTTGGAGCGTGTCTCATCCGGTACAGATACGGACAAGCGCTTTTACCGTTGGGACTGCTGCTTACTATTCCATGTCTTGTGACAGAATATGAGAATGATTAGTGGATGCAAGCCGGGCACAAGTAGGCAGGAACATCAGAGTGCTGGCGAATATCTCATGGAGACAGTAAGAAAAGCTAAGCCAAAAACCTATAAGACTTTCGCTGAATTATTGGAAAATGAGAGCAAAAAAATAGAATCCTCGACCGACCAAAGCTAAGGATTCTATAAAGGGAAAAATCAAATAGATTTTTTTAATTGTAACATGATTTTAGAGATTATTCAATGGAGCTGATTATGATTTTAAGAAAATGCAGAAAATGCGGATGCGCTATGGATCCAGGAGAGGGCATTAACGGAATATGCGAGGATTGTGTTAGACAGTCGAAAATATTGAAGACCAGAGCCGGACAACTTGAAGCGCTTGTTAAATGTACGGATTATAAGCAGATGAGCATCAGAGATTTGGAAGCGAGCTAATCAGAAAGGAAAAAGAATGGCAAGAGAGAAAGAAATCAGGGAAACCCTTGAAAAGGCATTGAAGATTAACGAGGGTAGTTCAATGAATGCACCATTTGTTCAATTTGAAACGACTGGCGGGCCCATTAACGACCTGTGTGTTACTGTATGTCCCGATGGGTGGCACGAACTAGACACCACCAAGTCGGACACATATATTATTTTCTTGGATTCATTTAATGACGACGAATACAAGAAGTTACACGAAGAATTAGACAGACTTATCAGAGAAAAGGAGAAAACATGTTAGAAGTACAGATTAGCAGAAATAACGGAACTATAGATTTTAATTTTGAGGATTTAAAAGAGGCTCTTACAGCAGAGCTCGAGCTTTACAAGAACTTGGTCTTCACAGAAGAGACAAAGACAGATGCGAAAAAGACTGTCGCTGAATTAAGAAAACTCAAGAAGCAGATCAGTGACAAACGCATCGAGGTGAAGAAATTATACATGCAGCCATACACAGATTTCGAGGCAAAGGTTAAGGAGCTGGACAAGCTTATCAATGAACCAATTGCCTACATCAGTGAGCAGATTGATGCATTCGAGCAGAAGCGCATCGAGGAAAAGAGAGAGCTTATCAATGACATTTACCTTGAGCTTGTATCCGGCAGAGAAGATATAGCAGGATATGCAGAACTTAACAGAGTGTATGACAGCAAGTGGGAGAATGCATCCACATCAAAGAAGAGTATACAGGAAGCAATCACAAGCTACCTTGATAGCGTAGCCAATGACATAGCTGCTATTAAGAGCATGGAATCAGAATATGAGGTAAAAGCCCTCATGAAGTACAAAGAGACAGGCATACTGTCAGATGCACTTCTCACTATCAGACAGTGGGAGAAGCAGAAAGAAGAAATCCTTAAAGCTGAGGAAGAGAAGCAGGCAGAGGCCGAAGCAGATGAGATACTTGATGCACCGGAGCCTGTGGAGGAGTTCATAGAGCCAACCGAAAAGAACGACATTATGAAGTTGGCAAGATACGAGGTCAAGGTTGATCCATTCCAGCAGACACAGCTTGAATGCTATATGCAGGAGTGTGGCATCCAGTACAGGAGGTTAGAATAATGGCAGTGCACGAGAAACTGAAAGAAATACAGACGATGCTCAAGGCCCCAAAAAATCTATACAACAAGTATGGCGGATTCAATTATCGAAACGCCGAGGGGATATATGAGGCAGTTAAGCCTCTACTCGACAAGCTTGGCATGACACTGATAATCAGTGATTCGATTCAAGCTGTAGGCACGAAGAATTATGTGAAAGCTACTGCATGCCTGACAGATTGCGAGACAGGCGAACAGCTCTCTGCCTGTGCACTTGCAAGAGAAGCAGAAACAAAAAAAGGAATGGATGACTCACAGATTACCGGTACTGCATCAAGCTATGCGAGAAAATATGCACTTAACGGACTCTTCCTCTTGGATGATACCAAAGACGAGGATTTGGACGAGTGTAGGAAGTATAAAGAGAATAAGAGCAAGGCTGAACCGGCAGAACCGGCACAGCCAGCCTTTAATCCTGCGACAGCTCAACAGATCCACAAGATTAACGAGTACATCATGGCCTACGCGGGCATGTGTGAAGGTGCAAGCGAGGGCGATATCTGGAACACATTGAAAAAGAAGTACGGCTTTACCAAGCAGTCAGATATTTCAAAGGAGCTTGCTGATCAGATAACTAGGCAGGTTGAAACTTGGTACAAAAAGAGGAAAGAGGCATAAATGGAAGTGACAGGAAGAGCTGTCGGAGCATCTATTGACTTCGACAGCGGGCACTTGAGAGTGACCTTTGACATCAACGAGACAGAAAAAGCTAAGACAGAGTATGAGAAGATTAAGAGCTTTGACAAGCTCAAAATCAAGGCAGTCAGATATACACGGCGCCGGTCCCTTGACGCTAATGCCTACTTTCATGTGCTTGTTGGCAAGATAGCCGAAGCTCTGACAATCTCAAAGGCAAGAGCCAAGAATCTTATGATATGCAGATACGGACAGCCTCATGTGCTGCCAAGTGGTGAGCCTCTTATCTACAAGACCAACGCTCCTGAGAGCTACATGTACGAGCTCGAGACAATGCACTGCATAGCTGTCAAGTATGACGATAATGCCACGTTCTACATGGTATACAGAGGCTCACATACATACGATACCAATGAGATGTCTAAGCTCATCGACGGCACTGTAGCAGAAGCCAAGGAGCTCGGCATTGAGACTATCACACCAACAGAATTAAAGGAAATGAAAGAGAGGTGGGGAGTATGAAATCAATAATAGTAGAGGATATGACCAAGTGTGTGCTGTGCGGAAGTCCCAACGTGGAAATTCACCACGCTATACACGGCACAGCCAACCGGAAGATAGCCGACAAGTACGGCTTAACCATTCCTTTATGCCACGAGCACCACTTGGGAGCCCTCGGACCCCACCTTAACAGAACTGTTGACCTGACGTATATCAAGGCAGCTCAGCGAGCATTTGAGTCAAAGGTCGGAACTAGAGAAGAATTTAGAAGCTTGTTCGGTAAGAGCTGGCTTTAAACGGTTGAGACACCTTAAGAAACTGTTTGGAATTGCGGATTTTATATCACGAGACATCAGCAATTGTAAGCCAATGTTATCTCCGGTCTACCCTTTGGCCGGAGGGAAAGGAGCGCATGGACTTAGAGAAAATACCGGTCGGGCACAGGAATGCTATGAGCAGACCATCCAACCCGAACGATGATAGACGGCTCCGGGAGCAGATAGAAAAGGCCAACAACAACGGTGATTGTATCATCAATGTTGGAGATGGCTATTACAGACCGGACCCGAACGACATAGAGGATGAAGTTGAGTTCAACGAGTATATGGCTAAGGAGCTTCATCGAGCGAGAGCGATTCAAAAGAAGAGACTCTCAATGAAATTAACATACGAAAGGTGGCGAGAAGTTGGAGTACTTATTAATTATACCGGGCAAACTGCCGAACCTTAACGACTACATCAGCGCAGAGCGAGCCAACAAGTACAAGGGGGCTAAGCTCAAGGGAGAGTCGGAGGACATCGTATCAAGATGCATTCGGCAGCAGTTGAAGGGGGTGCACATTACCAAGCCTGTGAGCATGGCTTATGTTTGGCACGAGCCGAATAAGAGACGAGATCTTGACAACATATCATCATTCGGTCGGAAGGTGATCCAGGATGCACTCGTCAACTCGGGAGTACTTGAGAATGACGGTTGGCAGAACATTAGGGGGTTCAACGATGAGTTTAAAGTCTCAAAGGATGAACCAAGGATAGAAGTACATATCTTTGAGGTGAAACAATGAGAGAAAGTATAGTGTTCTATCGAAGTTTCTATGAGGCTATCAAAGAACTACCTGCAGAAGAGTTTAGAAATGCAGTCATGGCAATAATGGAGTACGGACTCAACGATAGTGAGATTGATACATCCGGTGTAGCCAAAGCGATTTTGATAATGGCAAAGCCTCAGATCGACAAGAATAACAAGCGCTATGAGAATGGATTGAGAGGCGGCATTAAACCAAAGCAGAACCAAAATGGAACCAAAACGGAACCAACCCCAAACCAAACTGTAACCAAAGTCGAACCAAACCCAAACCAAAACAGAACCAAAACGAACCAACCCCGAACCTAATGATAATGTAAATGATAATGATAATGTAAATGTAAATGATATTAAAGAGAGTGAAGAGAAAAAGCCCCGCTTTTACCCGCCCACCCTCGAAGAACTAAAAAAATATATAGCTGACAATAAGTACAACGTAGATCCTGAGCGATTCATTGATTATTACACAGCCAACGGCTGGACTGTTGGCAAGAATAGAATGAAAGATTGGAAAGCCGTTGTTAGAAATTGGGACAGAAGCCAGAAGCCTGGCGGACGGATGAGGCAGGAAAAGACCGCCGAAACCAAGTTTAGCAACTTCGAGCAGAGGTCTTATGACTATGCTGCGCTTGAGTCAGCACTAGGAGGCACAAATGAGCAGACAGAGTAGACAAGGGCGCATGAATGCCCTGCATTGGCGAAACGAGGTACAGAAAGCTCAAGAACTTTTACGACAGAGTGATTGAACGTCGTAAGAAGTGGCAGAACGATGACGACCAGGAGCTGACAACGACCACAATACTTGAGTACTGCCAGAAAAGAGGCATCAAGGTGGTTGAGTGGGTGAAGAATATCCCGATGAGCCACAAGCTGTATATGGCTGATCTTGGCAAGAATAGAGCAGTGCTCGGAGCTGACCGAAACATAGAGTCGGCACTTGTGGCTACGATGCTGCTTACAATACCGGTACTCAAACAGAGCTACAAGTTTAAGAACTCTGACATTCACGAGTTCATGAGATGGTGCGAGTATTTCATTGACTCTTACTGGAGAAAGCAGCCGGGCTGTAAAGATCATTATCTCAACGATGAGATGATACGTCAGCTCTTCATCGAGGAGGAACACTGGGACTTACTGAAAGGATGTGCAGTATAAGAAGTTTATGGATTTATTGAAAGTGGGTGAGAACAATGCTAATTCCGAAAGCTAAAGCCAAAGAGTTTGAAAAATTTGGATTTAAGAAATGTAAGGGCGAATATGGCAAGCGCGGTTGTTATTACCTTTGCGTTGCGAGGGGGTGCAAAATGCTTTTTGTGAGCAGTGCGATTTTTGATGTTAATGATTGGACAGATAATGACCCGAGAATACATAAAGACGCAAATTGCAGATATAGAGACCACAGGACATATCTTGATATTATTTATGAGCTAATCAAGGCAGATATGATTGTAAGTAAAAGGGGGTAGCAGTTAATGAGCGGAATTAAAGGCTATACAGCGGAAGAAATCGCACGAGATACAAAGGAAAAACTTATTAGCGATTATGAACTTTGCGTGCGTGATTTAGTTGAAATCAAACAGCACGAAAAAGAAATTGCAGATATAAGACTGGATTACAATTCAAGGATAGTAAAGTACAGGATGGAAAGTGCGAGCAGAGTTCTTGACTTCATAAGGAGTGAATATGGGGCAGGTAGAATTTGCGACCTTGAAACACTATTGTGTCACTGTCAAAACAAGCTAAATGGCAATATTGACGGAACAGAATTAGACCTTGATGAGCATTTAAGAGGAGTTCTCTTTAAGAAAGCTGATAGAAATGACTAACAAAGACTATAACTGCCATTGTTGGAACGATTATCCGAACGAGAATCATAAATACTATGGATGTTCAGATACGCCGAAAAAGAGCGGTAAATGGAAGTGCGTAGATTGTTATGAGTATGTTGGAAAATCAAAATTCGGTGCTACTCATTGTAGGAGAAAAATAAAGGAGTGATGATAATGACGATTGATGAAGCAATACAAAAAGCTAGAGATAATGAAAATAGTTTCAAAAACAATCATAAGCTGAATTTAACATTAAAAAAGAGAAGCCCATACTATGGATTGGACTGCCTTAAAATTTCAGAAGATAACAAACATTTAGCTGAATGGTTAGAGGAATTGAAAGCGTACAGGGCAAATGAGGGAATGTCAGAAAATGTGTATAGATGTGGCTATAAATTTGGCTATAACAAGGCTGTTGACGACACTATAAAATCTATCAAAAAAGAATATGCCTTTACAATCTTGGAAGAAGAAAAGATTGATGAAATAGCCAAACAGTTGAAGAAAGCGAGTGATTCAGAGTGAACTTTACAAAGAAAAATGCTGATGACATAACAGAAGCGATACACGGACTTGATATTTTTACTAAAAATTGGTGCATGGACTGTAAACAGACAGAAGTTAAAAAAGATTTAATTTTTCGTTGCAAAGACTGTGAGTTTCAAATGAGTGACGGAAAATGCTTAGTTAAAGTTTTTGCTAATAATCATAAGTGCGATTACCCATTAGAAGATTTTGGGAGTATGAGAGGGCACTAACTAAAAATCAAAGAAAGTAGGTGATTCAGAGTGAGTAGAGCGTACAGATGTGATGTTTGTGGCAAATTTTGTAGCAATTGTTATAAAATAACAGGTTTTGATATTTACCCTGATGATTACGCAGAAAGAGGCTATTCCTATGTTGATAAAAAGACAGTGATAAGTGATGTGTGCGAAGACTGTTACAACGATATCAAGAACTGCATTCACGATAAGATATTTGAAACAGCTAAAAAGCAGATGAAAGGTTTAATTAACTAAAATTCAAAGAAAGGAATTAAAAATGATTAAGACAGATAAAGGACAGATTGAAATGAGAGGCAATATGGCTAGCATACTTGCTGACGTTGAGACTATCTCAAACACGGTCAGGAACACTCTTGTTGAGAACGGAGTATCAAAAGAAATGGCAGAGGAAAGAATAATCAACATAGTCAAGAGAGGATTCATGAGCGAGGAGGAAAAAGAAATGGCAGAGGAAAAAATAATCGACATAGTCAAGAGAGGATTTATGAGCGAGAAGGAAATAGAAAGTATATTAGGGAGGTGCAAGTAAAGATGATTGTGGTAAAGGATAACAAAGCAAAATTAACAGGCTCTACTTACGACCTCATACAAGAGTTTCAGGCAATTACGCTAGGCATGAAAAAGCTGATAGAGGAAGACAACATAACTGACATGGAACCTGGCTATTTCGTTCAAGGACTTGCCTCTCTGGCACTTGGACGAGACTTCTACGCATGGATGAGTTCAGACACACCACCGGAGAATAACAAGCAGGTGCTCTTATCGTTTGAGAACTTCTCAATCCCGCTTGTGGGAAGATACGAGGAGGACAGTCACGGTGGGGCTTACTATATCGGAGACAATACAAGAACCTGCGGTTCAGATGGCATGATAGTTAATGCATGGATGAATCTGCCAACGTGTTACAGAGAGGAGGAGCAGGATGGATAACTATACATGGGAATTGATTAAAAATCAGCTGGCTATGGATATTACCCAATTCGCATACAGACTTGAAGAGAATGCCGAAAAGAACTGGCTGCCATCGCAAGTGAAGATGCTCAGGGCACTGATCAAGAGCACTGCCCACAGAACGGACTACTCGGAAGAATATGAAAAGATACAGAGTGAAATGTTAAAGGGGTTGGAAGATGAGACTGATTGACGTGGACAAATTACTGTCGAAATTGGATGAAGCTTACAAAAAGGCTAATGCCGAATATCACAGAAGAGCTCTTAATGGTTTTTGGTGTGGTACTTGCTCGGCATTACAAGAGGCTATAAGAGAGGTTAAGGAACAGCCGACCACCTTTGATGTGCAGACTAAAGAAATAAAGTGGATATCTGTAGAGGACAGACTACCAGACGATGGTGATAGCAGATTTTACATGTGTCTCGTGGAAAACCACTTGGAAGACCCGCCGATGTCTTGCCAGTACGAAGATGAACATGGATTTGGCTTTTGGAATGACATCTACGACCCGGTAACACTCGGCTTTGTGGACTCTGAATTTCAGACAATGGAAGAACTACACTATGAAAAGGTGCGTTACTGGATGCCACTTATTGAACCACCAAAAGATGAAGAGGAGGGAGGCGAGAGATGTGAGGCTAATTGATGCAGACAAATTGATAGAGCAGTTAAAAGCCACTTACAACCACGAAAAGGATGTAATCAATAGCTATTGGCTTTTAAATACCCTCATTGATAAGGTAGATGAAGTACCAACCGCCTATGATGCGGATAAGGTTGCAGCACAGTTAGACAGAGAAAAATTCGTTGAGAGCGAGATTACACTATCAGATGTACACCAAGGATATAATGCTGGACTAAGCAGAGCAATTGAGATTGTAAAGAGAGACGGAACAAAGTTGATATATCAAACTAACCTTAAGGAAGAAACTGAAAATGATAAATGGAGAATTGATAGTTGACAACTTCGCAGGTGGTGGAGGAGCTTCCACGGGAATAGAACTAGCAACAGGATATAGCGTCGATATAGCTATCAACCACGACCCAGAAGCTATCAAGATGCACAAAGCAAATCACCCGAATACAATGCATTATTGCGAAAATGTGTGGGCGGTTGACCCAGTTAAGGCTTGTAAGGGACATCCTGTAGGACTTGCCTGGTTTTCCCCGGACTGCAAACATTTTAGTAAGGCAAAAGGCGGTAAGCCAAAAGACAAGAACATTCGAGGACTTGCCTGGGTAGCTTGCAGATGGGCTGGGCTTGTCAGACCAAGGGTGATAATGTTGGAAAATGTGGAGGAATTTAAGACATGGGGACCGCTTAACAGAGGACATCATCCAATCAAATCAAAACAGGGTAAAACATTTGAAAAATTTGTACAACAGCTTAATGATTTAGGATATGAGGTACAGTTTAAGGAACTGATTGCTGCAGATTATGGTGCGCCTACTATGCGTAAGAGATTTTTTATGATTGCACGATGCGATGGTAAGCCGATAGTATGGCCAGAACCAACACATGCACCTGCAGACAGTGAGGAAGTGAAAGCAGGACTATTAAAGCCATATGTGGGTGCATACACACAGATTGATTTCAGCCGCCCATGTCCAAGCATTTTTGACACATCTGAAGAAATCAAAGAGAAATACGGAATTCGGGCAGTGAGACCGTTGGCACAGAAAACAATGGATCGGATTGCAAGAGGATTGAAAAAGTTTGTTTTGGATAACCCAGAACCATTTATTATCCAATGTAATCACGGTGGTGAACGCAGACCGAATGATATCCGGGAGCCTATGCCGACAATAACTGGAAAGCATGGATATGGGATTGTAGAGCCAACGCTTGCGCCGATTATCGATAAGGCATATGGCGGCAATTATCAGGGAAGTGGTAGCAATGTAAAAGAACCGATAGATACCATTACAACAGTGGATCATAATCGGTTGGTGGTGCCGACGCTGATCCAGTACCATTCCGAAACAGCACAGGGAGAAGTCCGGGGACAGACAATAAAAGATCCGATCATGACCGTGGATGGTTCGAACCGGTATGGGCTGGTTGCATCGTTCTTGAGTAAATTCTACAAGAGTGGCACAGGACAGGATTTGAGAGAACCATTACATACCATAACTACATCACCTGGACATTTTGGAGAGGTCAGAGCTTTTTTAATAAAATATTATGGCCAAGGCGTAGGACAGGATATTGAAGAGCCTCTGGATACAGTAACATCGAGGGATAGATTTGGCTTGGTAACGATAAAGGGTGTAGATTACCGGATTGTAGATATTGGACTTCGGATGCTGGAACCAAGGGAGCTATACGGATGTCAGGGATTCCCGGACGATTACATAATTGATCACGACTATACCGGAAAAACATATCCAAGGAGTGAGCAAGTAAGACGTTGTGGGAACGCTGTTTGCCCGCCGATACCGGCTGCCTTGGTCAAAGCAAATTTGCCGGAATTGTGCGTGGCAAAGCGAACACCGAACATGAGAATAGAATCAGAGCAGACCGGGCAACTTCGGTTTGCCTAGGCATTTTTAAATTTTAAAACCAAGTATAAAATCCAAGCGATCATTTCGAAACAAGGCTGAAAGAATTGAGGTACAACAATGATTGATTGTAATATTTGCAAGCATAAAGAAGATTATTGTATAGAATGCAAAAACGGAGAGCTGTTCGAGAGGAAAAATGTGTCAGAATCCAAAAAAATATCAGTTAGTAACGGAAAAGAATATTGCGGACATTGTGGTTATTTGTGTGAATATGCCAGAGGATATAAAAAGTTTTATTGCATTAGGTGCGGCGGACTTAATTTAAGAAGTTGGAAGAATTGAGAGGTGGAGAAGATGAAGAAAGAAGTTGACGGAGTAGTAGTCGAGGCGAAAAGTATTTTAACTGCTCTAAAAATTATCAAGACAGTGTGCGAGGGTAACGAATGTCCGACTTGCCCCTTTGGAAAGAATGATAATACAACTGGGAAAACACTTTGCATGATTAAATGCACAACACCCGATGTATGGATTATTAATGACGAGACTGACGTATGGAGGGCATTAAGTTGAACAAAACAAAAAAAGAAAGAGTAACCGACCTATCAATCATTGTGCAAATGATAAAGAATAAGCCTTATTATGAAGTAAAGTACAGGAATATCGAAGAGAGCGACTATAGAATCGGGTATAGCTCATACGACTTGAAGACTGTGCTAGAATTTATCGATAAATGCTTTGAAATCGTCGAAAACAACTCACTGAGCAATGCCGACCGGATAAGAGGAATGTCAGACAAAGAGTTAGCAGAATGGATTACGAACATATGCGATATTGAAAGGCACGGAAAGCTATATAAGTCAATTTATAACCTTGATACAGAGCAGGAAGAAGAAATCCATGACAGTTATGGAGATTTACTAAAATGGCTTCAATTAGAAGCGGAATAGCTTAGAAGAAAAGAGGATGAACAATGAGTGAAGAATTAAGACCATGCCCGTTCTGTGGCGGGAAAGCAAAAGTAAAAGCAGTAAAGAAAGATTATATAGGGTTTACAGTATGGTGTGCTTGTAACTGCGGTGCAAGGACAAGTGGGTTTTGCCCAGATATGAGCAAAGAGGATGACACGATAGAAAATATCGAGAAGTCTAAGAAAAGAGCTATTAAAGCATGGAACAGGAGGGCAAACGATGAGATTGATTGATGCAGATAAACTATTAGAGCTGATAAAAGAACAGAAAGAAAGAGAGATAGGAGGATATACAAAAGGCATAAATGCTGGCCTGAATATCGCAAAGAGTATTATCAATGATAAAACACAAACTCCGACCGCCTACGATGTAGATAAGGTTGTGGAGAGGTTGGAAAAGAAGATACAGACGCATGAGTGTTGTATGGAATATGAAAAGAAAAATGGAACGATAACAGAAGAATTTCAGCAAAGAAAAGCTGTTGAAGTGTTGAAAGGTGCAATAGAGATTGTGAAAGGCGGTGGAGTGAATGGCTAAGTGGAATGCAAGCGTGGGTTTGCAACTTTCGATTGATTATGATGACATCGAAGCTGATACACAGGAAGAAGCAGAACAGATTGCAAAAGACAGAGCATTGGAAGATATCAACTGGAACAACTGTGAATGTGATGCTGACAATCCGATTGTGTATTGTTGCTACAAGGAGGGAACAGAAGATGAGTAGAGTGTTACCAATTTTATTCAACATGGAAATGGTTCGGGCAATTCTGGATGGGAGAAAGAGTTGTACGAGAAGAATAATTAAACCACAACCGCAAGGATATTTTGAAGCAAGCGAAGAACCGCTGCATATATATGATACAGACGGAAAACAAGGCAAAATTACACCACCATATCAGCCGGGCGATATCCTCTATGTCAGAGAAACATGGAAACAGGCTCCAAATGGATATTATTACTACGAGGATTGGCAGAGAGATGATATTGCAGATATTACAAAATGGAAACCATCCATCCACATGCCGAAAGAAGCAGCACGAATTTGGCTAAAGGTCAAGAATGTGAGGGTAGAGCGGCTGCAGGAGATGAAGCCGGTTGATGTGATAAAAGAGGGAGCTTATCCTGATTGTTGGGATTGTCTTAATACATACGAAGAAAGCGGTTCGCAGTGCTGTTATGGGACAGAAGAACAGTGCAGTCAATGTGATGGAGTGATGATGGAATGGGAAAAACTTTGGAACTCCACCATCAAGAAATCCGACCTTGACTGCTACGGTTGGAATGCAAACCCTTGGGTGTGGGTTATCGAATTTGAGCGGTGCAAAAAGCCGAAAGGAGAAAATTAGATGAACGATAGATATTTATTTAAGGAGCACAGAGGATTTTGAGAGCAAAGAAGATATGTGTAGTGTGCGGAAAAGAGTTTGAGCCCCGGGTGAATAATCAGAAGTGTTGTTCACCTGAGTGCTCAGACGTTCAGAAAGTTAAAAGAGCCAAGGCTTCATATGAAAAGCACAAGTGCCAGGCAAAGAAGAAAGAAAAGCCCAAGGCAAAAAAAGAAGACCTTGCAAAAGCCAACGAGGTAGCCCGGAACAGTGGCATGAGCTACGGGCAGTACATGGCGGAGAAGTACAGAGCGGAACAGCTCGAGACGATAGGAGAGAGGAAAGTGAAGAAAAAAGAAAGCGTGTTTGCAGGCAGGCTTGAGCTTGCGCTGAAAGAAAAGGACATCACTCAAAAAGAGCTTGCCATAAAGATTGACATATCACCGACTACAATCAATGATTATGTGGTTGGCAGAAGAGAGCCGAACACGAGAACTAAATTAGCAATAGCTCAGGGGTTGGGAGTTGGTATAGGCTATCTGCTAGGCAAAGACAGCGTAGGAGTGGATGAGCTCTTATCAATGATTGACGACAAAGAGAACAGCTTGAGCACACCAATAGAAAGACGACTGATCTACCACACGGCCAAGGTGGTGTTGCAGGAGCTGATCCTGACTTACAAGGAGGCACAATGACCAAAGAAAGACTATCTCAACTCTACTACATCACCAAGGAATTGAGGATGTGGGAGGACGAATTAGAAGGACTAAGTACCCGGGCAAGACACCCGATTGATACACCAAGACAGAAAGTAACATCTGATACCACCGGCAGTGTAGCCACAAGACGAACCAACCTTGAACACATGATAGCTCACAAGCGGGCGGATCTCGAAAAGGAAAAGAGTGAGCTGACTGCTTACATAGTTGAAATTGAGGACTCGTATATCAGACAGATAATGTATATGAGACACGTTAAGATGTACACATGGCACAAGATTGGCAGTGAACTCAATGTATCACCTGATGCTGCGAGGATGGCACATGATAGATTTTTGAAGGAGAATACATGACCAGAATAGAGGATATGAGAGAAGCTGCTAAATAGGCAGCTTCTTTTATTACACGAAAAAGAGTGTAAAATATATCAAGAGAAATTGCAAAAGAGAATAAAATATATCATTCACAATACACTTTATAAGGTGTATTATAATATCAGAAACAAGGAAAACAAACAACAGAGAGGTAAAGAAAATGAAATTAAATGGAACAGAAAAACAAATCAAGTACGCAAACGACATAATCAATGATGCTCTTAACACGTGCCAAGCAAACATTGATAGAATGACAACATCAAAAGCCCCGATATATGAAGATATGATTCAAGCATTTAAGGAGTGCAAGAAAGCTCTCGAGGATTCAATCAAAGATGTAACAGAAGCGTCCATAATTATAGAGAACAAAAGCCAATTTAACACTAACAGAATCATACGAATGGTCGAGAGAAGAACAGAAGAAATAGCGGCAGAGAGAAATAGAGGTAAGGGAAATGAGTAAGAAAGCTCAGATGTAAGGAGGCTTGGTTAAATGATTGTGTACAAGGATATTTTATCCAAGCTATCGGAAGCCGGATATAACACAACAACAATTCGGAAAGAGAAGATACTATCCGAATCGACTCTGACCAAAATAAGGAATAACGAACCAATAAGGCTTGATTCATTGGAAGCAATAAGCAAGCTGACACATGAGCCGGTTGAAAACTTGGTAGAGTTCAAGTAGTTCGTTCAGTTCGGCTAGAATAAAATATAATGTAAAATATAGGAACCACCCGAAAGGGTGGTTTTTTAGTGCGCAAAAATAGGTGAAGAAAATTGTATAGAAATATAAGAAATTACGAGAACGTGACAAAAATGAATATACAGGGTGTTGGGATGTACGACATACCGGCAATAGCACCGGCAGAGTACCAGGAGGCAGAGCTGATAAGCTTCAACTATGCCAAGTCATGCAAGAGCCCGGCTGATAAGGCAGTACATTTCTTTGTTGATGATTATCAATTCAACAGGGTTTGGAACTGCGCTGATGATTATATCCCGATGCTTAGAAAGTTCAAGTATGTATGTACGCCCGACTTTAGTCTGTACACAGACCACCCTAGAGCCCTTCAGATTTATAACCACTATAGAAAACATTGGTGTGGTGCCTACTGGCAGGCTCACGGTATCAGAGTAGTGCCAACAATTGGATGGAGTGACGAGGCTAGCTTTGCATGGTGTTTTGACGGAGAGCCAACAGACAGTGTAGTGGCTGTCAGTTCTGTAGGAACACAGAACAGTGAATATAGCAAGGAACTATTTCTTGCCGGATATAGAGAAATGATGAAGAGATTGACCCCGACACACATTATCTTTTATGGCAAGGTGCCAAAAGAGTGCGAGGGAAACATAATCAGAGTTGAGAGCTTGTCAGAGAAGCTCAAAAAGCGAGGTACGTTGAATGAGGTATAGGGCACAGATTTTTGGAGGACGCGGAGGCGGTTCCGGCCGTGGTGGCGGTGGATGGTCTGATAGTGAAGTGGGAGCTACACCAGCTAAATTCATGTACAACGGCGCTAAAAGAAAGACCGGCGGCGAAGATGGCTATGTCAAAAATTCAAAGTATGAAAATGGACTACATGATATAGATGGTGGCAAGACCACAGCAGAACAGTTTGCCAACCAGTTCAAAACGCGTGAAGAGCTCGACAAAGTACACAATTACCTTGTCGATAAAAACGCAAGCGTCAATGCAAAGATTAGACAGCTCAAGAGTGCTGATGAATTGAGGAAGAACCCGAAGCTATACCATGAAGCGAAAGCCACGCGAGAGGCAAGCAATGCAGTCAATGACCGTAGAAGCAAGGTAACACCTGTAAAGGCAGAAAAGACAGTAAGAAAGGCTGACGATGAGTATACCTCATCAAGAACCTCAACATACGACAGATGGTACAAACGAAATCGTGATAATTTCGCAGCATATTATTTTGGAAGCAAAGGAAAGAAATAAGAATGAATCTACAGTTTTTCGGTGGCAGAGGTGGAGGAAGTGGCAGAGGTGGAGGAAGTGGCAGAGGAAAAAGCTCAGGTTCAAGCGATGGCGGGGAACTGGGCGGAACAGTTGCTATACACAGACAGATGGAACCCGATGAGCATAACAGAGCCACAGTTGAGAGATATTACATGACGGGCAACCGTAATGTATTAACCAGCTGGGACGAGGACGGCAATGAACTCGACCATGAGATAACTATACAGGAACCAGTGAGACTAACGTTCAAGACGCGAGCAGAGGCAGTAGCCTATGCCAAAAAGATGAAATATAAATACATGAATCTGTAATAGAAAAGAGGTGAGCAGCGTTGAAGCTGACAGCGAAACAAAAAATATTCTGTGATGAATACATCATCAGCCTTAACGCTACTCAGGCGGCAATCAAGGCAGGATATTCAAAAAAGACAGCGAGGAAGATAGCAGCAGAAAACCTGACAAAACCAGTCATTCAAAACTATATCTCCGAACGAATGAAGCAGAAAGAAAGCTCATTGATAGCCACACAGGATGAAGTGCTCCAATACCTGACATCGGTACTGAGAGGAGAGAGCCAGACAACAGACACAGTGTTAGTCGGAATTGGTGATGGCTGTCAAAAGGTACAGGAAGTGGAAAAGAAGCCAAGCGAGAAAGACCGGCTCAAGGCAGCAGAACTGCTCGGCAAGAGGTACGGACTGTACACCGATAAGATATCGGCTGATGTTGATATGTCACTTGATATATCAATTGATTACGGTGATGGCGATGAAGATTAAACTGCAATTCAATAAGAGCTTTAAGAAAGTAGACAGATGCACCAAGCGCTATATCGTGATGAAAGGCAGCGCCGGAAGCGGTAAGAGCGTGGACACTGCACAGAATTACATCCTGCGCTTGATGCATGACAAGGGCAGAAACCTCATGTGTGTGCGCAAGGTAGATGTTACCAACAGAGATTCAACCTTTGCTGAACTGCAAAGCGCGGTCTTTAAGATGTTCGGGGACAGGTACTCCGATTATTGGTACATCAATGAATCAGCTATGAAGATGCGCTGTAAATCGAATAACAACGAGATTATTTTTCGAGGTGTAAAAGATGATAAGCAGAGGGAAAAACTCAAGTCAATTACATTTAAGAAGGGAAAGCTCACTGATGTCTGGATAGAGGAAGCCACAGAGTTGACACAAGCAGACTTTGAAATTATTGACGACCGACTTAGAGGAGAGCTTCCACCCGGACTATTCTATCAGATCCGGCTGACGTTCAATCCGGTATCTGCTACCCATTGGATTAAGGCAGTATTTTTTGACCGGGTTGATGAGGATGTAATGACTCACTCGTCAACCTATCTCAATAATCGGTTCATTGATGCAGCGTACCACAAGCGAATGCTCAGGCGTAAGGAAGTAGACCCGGAAGGCTATCGGGTGTATGGGCTTGGAGAGTGGGGAGAGACAGTAGGCCTTATTCTTCATAATTGGGAAGTCGAGGAAGTGTCACAGAACTATGAAGACTACGACGACGTAGCGGTAGGGCAGGACTTCGGTTTCAACCACGCTAATGCGGTGTATGTATATGGCTATCGTGATGGTGACATATATGTGCTCAAGGGCTTGTATGGATATGAAAAGGACACAAGCGAGTGGATAGCCGAAGCGGATGAGATACCGAAAGACAAAGTAATGTGGTGCGACTCAGCAGAGCCTGACCGCATCAAGACGTGGAGAACTGCAGGGTGGAGAGCCCGGCCGGTGAATAAGGAAGCAAACAGCGTTAAGGCTCAAATAGACTGGATCAAGGGCAGACACGTACACATACATCCTTCCTGCACGAACTTCATCAAGGAAATAGAACAGTGGAAATGGAAATACGACGACGTAAGGAACATGTACCTCGATGAGCCGGTACCATTTTTCGATGATGCGATGGCATCGATGAGATACGGCATTGAGGGTTGGCGAAAACCGAAGGCACACTTAAATACAGGACTGAAAGGCGGACTATAATGGCAGCACCAGACGTATACAGAATTGCAGACAACCAAATTATGGATGAAATACAACTTGCAAAGTACATAGCCAAGAACGACGAGAAGGTAGCCCAGAAGTACGAGAAACTGCAAAAGGCTTATAAGACTGACTATGACATTTTTCATCAGGCAAAAAAGCCTGATTACAAGCCGGACAACAGGATAGCTGTCAACTTTGCAAAATATATCACAGATACCATGAACGGCTTTTTTATTGGAATCCCGATAAAGGTGAGCTCAAAGGACAGCTCGGTTGATGACTATATCAACTATCTAGATGTCTACAATGGCCAGGACGACAACAATGCAGAGCTTGCCAAGACTATGAAAATCTACGGCAGAGGCTATGAGATGTACTACGTTGATGAAGAGGGAAATGTTGGCATCACGTACCTGGACCCGATGGAGTCATTCATGATTTACGATGAGTCGATACTGATGAGGCCTCGCTACTTTGTCAGAATCTACAAAGACACTGAGGGAATCCGCCACGGCTCCATATCGAACGAGACCACAGTTCAGTACTTTGACATTGACGGAGGCTTGCACTTCCGGACAGATGAGGAAAAGGTACACGGCTTCGACGGAGTGCCGGCAACTGAGTATATAGAGAACTCGGAGAGACAGGGCATCTTTGAGTCAGTGCTGTCAATGATTGATGCATACAACAAGGCATTGTCAGAGAAGTCAAACGATGTTGACTACTTCGCAGATGCATACATGAAGATACTTGGAGCCAAGCTCTCAAAGTCGGAACTGGAAGCTATAAGAGACATGAGAATCCTTAACTTCGAGGGAGAGGACGGCTCGAAGATTATAGCTGACTTCATGAGCAAGCCAAGCGCTGACACGACACAAGAGAATCTACTGGAGAGAATCGAGAGATTAATCTTTCTAATCTCAATGGTAGCCAATATCAATGATGAGAACTTCGGAACATCGTCAGGCATTGCACTGAAGTATAAGCTTCAGTCAATGAACAATCTAGCAAAGACCGAAGAGCGTAAGTTTACAAGCGGAATGAATCGGCGGTACAAGCTCATCTTTTCAAACCCTGTAAGCGGAATGAAAGCAGATGACTGGCTCAAGGTTGATATTAAGTTTACGAGGAACTTCCCAGCAAACGAGCTTGAGGAGTCACAGATAGCCGGTAATCTGTCCGGCATTACATCGAAGGAGACACAGCTCAAGGTCTTATCAGTCGTTGATAACGTCAATGACGAGCTTGACAAAATCAAAAAAGAGAATGAGCTCGATACAGAGGGTTACGAGGTGAATAGAAGTGTACTGGCAGAACAGGCAGAAGCAGTTGACCAAGGCCTTGGAGAAGAACGAGGCAGAACTAAAGAAGAGATTAACAACAGCATATGATGGGCAGTACTCGAAGCTCGATAAGGAGATAGCAGCATACTATCAGACCTATGGAACCGACAATGTGATTGAGTATCGCAAGCTTATGCAGGCACTGCCGGAAAAGGAGTACAACATCCTCATGCGAGACATAGAGCTCTTCTGTGTCAGGCATCCGGAATATGCACACCTGGCACCGGCTAGGCGCAGTGCATACATTATCAACAGGCTTGAGGGCTTGCAAATGTCTGTAGAACTTGAACGGCTTGAGCTGATGGCTGAGGAAGAAAGCCAGCTTAAAGCTCATCTCGATGAGATAGACAAGCGAGGCTATGAGGCAGTGATTGAAAAGACCGGGGCAGTCGGTACAGTCAACAGAGATATAGTCAAGGCAGTAGTTAATACCGACTGGAGTAAGTCAGGAAACTTTTCGAGCAAGATATGGACCCGAACAGCCAACCTCGCTAAGGTATTAAACTCCGAAATATCGGCAGGCTTTGCCAGGGGAGATAATTATCAGAAACTGACAAAGATCCTGAGACAGAAGTTTAGCGCGAGCCAGAACGAAGCTATGAGGCTAGTGTATACAGAGGGCACATACGTGCTCAATGAGTCCACAGCCCAAGCGATAGAGCAGACCTTTGACTACTACTCTATAGCCCCGATCGAGGACGGCAAGGCTTGCCAAGTGTGTTTAGACATTGCGGCAAGCACCAAGGCTAGCCCGGTAAGATACTCGGCAAGAATAGCGGGCGTCAACTTCCCGCCATTCCACCCTTGGTGCAGGTGTTCAACATACATCGTGATACCAGACAAGCAGGCGTGGATTGAGAACTACGTCAGGACACATGGCGGTGATCCAGCCGTCAGCTCCGAACAGAAAGACAAGGCTAGGGAATTAGTGAGGGCTTTTACATGAGAAGAATAGTGATCTGTGGTGCCAGATGGTGCGGACCATGCAAGCATGTACTCAACACATTGAGAGTACAGGTTGAGCAAGAGTGCCCCGGCACTACTGAATATATAGACCTGCAGGAAGAGCCGCAGGCGATTGACAAATACAAAGTATATAAAATCCCAATGGTGATACTCGAAGAGGACGGAAAGCCTCTGAGGAGCTACGTTGGGACATATCCAAACCACCTTGAATTAGTCCGGTGGGTAAAAGGAGAAAAGGATGATAGAGATTTGTGAGACATCGACAAGTCTGGCAGTAAACGGCCACGCCAATGCAGGAGTTAAGGGCGAGTCGGTACCGTGCGAAGCGGTAACTGCCATGATTAACATGTTCGTGATGGGCGTCGACCACTATCAGAAGATCGAATATGAGCTTGAGAGCGGGCATTTTTACATCAATTTGAAGCAGATAGTATATGTCTGTGACCCGATTCTTGAAGCATTGAAATTAGGCTTGCAATCCGTAGCAGAAGCATATCCGGAATACATCAGCTACGAAAAAGCATAGAACTGGCCAAGCATTGAAGCCATAAAAAGCTATGGAATGACCAAGCGTTGAAGTCGTTAAAAGCCACGGAATATAAGTTAAGCATTGGAACTCTAAACTATGGAAGGAGAAACAGCATGAAAAAGAAATTGAACTACTGGACACAGCTCTTCGAGGACGGCGCAGACGATACCAAGGGAGCAGATACCAAGAACACAGACACTAAGAACACTGACAACTCTAAAGATAGCAAAGCGGGCGATGACTCCAAAGACGGCTCCAAGGGAGATGACAAAAAGGGAGAACCCGAAAAGAAGTATACCGATGAGGATGTCAATAGAATCATTCAGGAGAGACTCAAGAGAGAGCGCGAGAAGGCAGACGAGGCCAAGAAGCTTGAGAACATGACAGCTCAGGAGCGTGCAGAACATGAGAGAGACGCACTCCAAAAGGAGCTTGACGAGCTCAAAAAAGCTGACGCACTCAACAAGATGGCACAGGAAGCCCGCAAAATGCTCTCAAATGAGAAAATCAACATTTCTGATGGCTTAGTTAATATGATGGTAACATCAGAGGCCAAGACCACTAAGGAGAACGTTGACAACTTTATCAAAATGTTCAAGGCAGCAGTCCAGGATGCAGTTAAGGACAGCCTGAGAGGCAAAGCTCCGACAACAGGCGGAAGTTCAACTCTGACTCGTGCCGAACTCGACAAGAAGCTGGCTGAGATCGCTAGTCCTGCAGAGAGACAGCGATTGATAGCTCAACACATTGATTTGTTCACGAAAGGAAAATAATTATGAATAAGAACAGAACTATTGCATACAAGACACAGCTCTTCGCACCGGAGACCAACACCACAGTCGCAGCAGACCTTGAGCCGGTCATTTCGATTGACCATACTAATCAGTTGGTAGCAGGCATCAAGTCACTGCTCACAGTACTTGGCATTGTAGATATGAAGCCAATGGCAGAGGGTACTACTGTCAAAATGTACAAGACCACACAGAAGAACACACCAGATCAGGTTGCTGAGGGCGAGGTAATCGGTCTTACAAAGGTAGAGAGAAAGCTCGTTAAGACTTTTGAACTCGTGCTTAAGAAGTTCAGAAAGTCTACCACAGCCGAAGCAATCCAGAAGGTCGGCAAGGATAAGGCAGTCAATGAGACTGATACAGTATTCATGAGAAATATCCAGAAGGGTATCAAGGCTGACTTTTTCGCATTTATCAAGGCAGGGACAGGTGTAGCAACAAACCTTGCAGAGAAGAAAGCTACAGCTTCAAACTCTATTCAGGGAGCTATTGCAGGCGTGTGGGCTAAGCTTTCAGCTTACTTTGAGGACATGGATGTAGAGCCTATCTACTTCCTTAATCCACTCGACATTGCTACATACCTTGCCAACACATCTATCACAGTGCAGACAGCCTTCGGCTTCCAGTACGTAAAGAACTTCCTTGGACTCGGCACTGTAGTGCTTGACAACTCCATAGAAGTTGGCAAGGTGCAGGGTACTGTTAAGCAGAACCTTAACGCTGTATATATCCCAACATCCGGAGCAGTAGGATCTACCTTTGGTATGACATCAGACGAGACCGGCATGGTGGCTATGAAGCACTTCCTCGACGATAAGACTGCTGCCATCAACACACTTGTGTTCGAGGGTGTGACTTTCTACGCTGAGGATGCATCGGGAATCTTCACAGCTCCGATTGCTGTAGAAGCAGCCGCAGTTGCAGCATCTGATCAGAAATAGGAGGTAGCCGATGATAGACAGAGTTAAGGAGAGAATCAAGAAAAGACTGTCTGATGAGGAAATCAATGATGATGTCATGGACGAAATCAATCAGATAGTCACTGACCGCTTGTGTCTGCGCCTTGGAGTATCTGAGGATGCTTTTCCGACTCTGTTTGAGTCGATCGTAGTTGATGCTTGCGTCAAAGCATGGCGCAAGTGCTACTACGAGGGCGTATCTTCCGAGGGAGTCGGCAGTCTGTCCAACACGTTCATTGATGATGTGCTCGCAGAATACGCAAGCGAAATTGACAGTTGGGTGAATGCCAACGAAAGCTCGAAGAAAAGGACGGTGCACTTCTTATGAGATGGACGCGAGTAACAATATACACCACAGTGGACGGAACAGAGGACGAGCTTGGCAATCCTGTGAAGGATGTAGTGGAACTCTATAACGGCCGTGCACGTATAAGCCCTTGGACAGATGAAAGCGTGCAGGCAAACGGCAGGGAAGTGACCAAGAACGAGATACAGTTCGCGGTTCCTTGCGACTATGAGAAACTCAAGAACGCTAAAGTCCTTGAGAATAACTGCAAGGCATTCGACATCACGGAAGTGACTGAACTAGCCCCACGCTGGACACTGATAAAAGCTAAGAGGTACAACACATGAGCATACAAGTGAAAGGCACTGACAAGCTTGTAGAAGCACTCTCTCAGATGTCACAGGCAAGGTTTGATGCAGTCTGTCAGGTCTCAGCATCGAACATATACAATCGTGGCAAGACTGACGGAGGTACACCGGTAGACACAGGCGAGCTGAGACAGTCGTTAACAATCGGGACTATAGACCACGGCACAGAGGTTGGATATACCAAGGACTACGCTCCACATGTCGAGTATGGACACAGAACACGAGGCAGTGGGTATGTTGAGGGACAAAGATACCTTGAACGTAATGTGGAGAAAGAGAGACCTGAATTTAAGCAGCTACTTATTGACAACATAGAGAGGTTGGTGAAGTGATGCTACAGCAATTCAGCATTGTCGAGCTGATAAAGCAGATACAAAAGACGGTGCTATCCGGTACCGGCAAAAAATGCTATGACCACGTAGAAGAAGGGCAGGCTTCACCATTCTACTACGCAGAGTTGGTTCAGAGTAAGCCTGCTAATACCAAGACTATGTACGTGACAGAGTACACAATCAACATACATGTGGTGTCAGAGAGTGGCAAGACATCTGTCCCGCTCTTCAAGGAGATACAGGCACTCGAAGAGGCTATGACGGCTGACATTGATATACCAGAGCCTTATGAGCTTATTTATCAGATGTACAATGGTATTCAGTCAGCATACAAAGAAAAAGACACCAACGAGAAACATGCAGTCCTTAACTATACGTTCAAGATTTGCTATGGATATATGATGAAGTAAAGGAGATACGATATGAAATACAACAAACAGTTATTCGGAAACGAAGCCGCCTCAGAGACAACAACAGGCTTTGACAAGGGCGCTTACTGTGATTTTTCAGCGAACGCCGTAAAGGCACTTGCCGGAAAAGACATCTTACTTGCAGTCTGGAATGCAGAAGGTACAGCTATCAGTGCTATTGCAGGTCAGCAGACCCTTAAGCTCAATCGTTCGGCTGATTCTATTGAGGTAACAACCAAGGATTCAGGCGATGATTGGAAAGCATACATCCCAGGGGCTAAAGAGTGGTCAATTGACACTGATGGTCTTTACATCAACACAGATGCATCAATGCAGGCGCTCTCAAAGGCTTTTGAGGACAGCACTCCAGTATGCATTAAAGTATACAACAAAAAAACCAAAAAGAGTATGTTTGGCGGTCTTGCAGTTATTACAGACTTCCCACTTGAGGCACCTTATGACGACTCAATGACTTACTCTATCTCACTCAAGGGGCAGGGCAAGCTCGTGGATCTGAGCTCTAACCCTGTAACACCTGATACATTACCTGCATAACAAGCAGGGGCTATATGCCCCTGCCTATTTTCAAAAAAGGAGAAAATACAATGTTCGAAGTAAATGGAAAACAGTACGATTTCAAATTCAATACAGAGAGAATCTCGATTATAGAAGCTGCTGCCAAGACAGCTATCATGGGTGAATATTCAAACACCAACGGCTTATTCTCGCTCAAGACCATGAACTCAATGTTCCAGCTTTCAGCTAAAGAGGTAGGCTCTGACAAGTTCCTTGGACAGACAGAGGGTGCCAAGCTCTTCGAGGATGCACTCAAGGAGAGAGGCTATGCCACTATCGCAGTGGAGATTCAGTCAGCCCTTATGAGAGATACACCTTTTTTATTCCAGGCCAACTAATCGCTAACGAGTATTTCAACGAGCCAAACGAGACCCCGGCAGAGAAAGAGCTGAGAAGGCCCTACCTGCAGGATATAGATTTTGCTTGGTTCGTTGTTAATTTCAACTATACGAAAGCCGATTATTTGGCTCTGACTCCACGCGAAAAAGCCTTCATATACAAGGCTTATGAAACTAAGACGGTCAATCAATCAACTCTGCTAAGAGATACAGTTCTGAACGCTATAAGCAACAGCAAGCGTAGACGAGGGGCGAGCGTGTTCAAGCTATGGAAAAAGCGAGCCAAGAAGGCTGACATATCCACAGTTCGAGATAACATGAAAGTCATAGCAGAGATTGAGAAGAACGAAGTAGGTTGGATAGATAAGATATATGCAGCCAACGGATGGACAAGGAAGTAGGTGAAACATGGCTGACTATACATTAAGCGTTGACGTCACGGCGAATGACCACGCGAGCGAGACGTTTAAAAAAATACAGGACAATGCAAAAAATTTCAAATCAACCGTAGAGAATGCCGGGCAGTCTATGCAGAAGTTTGGCGAAAAGTCAGAATCAGTCGGCAAGAATCTCACCAAGTCAGTTACCACACCTATAGTTGGAGTTGGAGCAGCCACAGCAAAGCTTGCTACAGATTTTGGAAGCTCAATGGCCAAGGTTAGCACTATCGCCGACACGACACAGGTACCTATCGGAGGCCTGAAAGAGTCTATCCTTGAGCTTTCAGATGATACCGGTGAGGCGGCATCTGACATAGCTGAGTCAGTATATCAGGCTATATCAGCCGGACAGTCAACAGGCGAGGCGGTCAACTTCGTTACATCGTCTACGAAACTTGCAAAAGGTGGCTTCACTGATGCAGCCACATCAGTAGACACACTGACAACTATTCTTAACGCTTACGGTGATAAGGCGGGCGACGTAACAAGCGTATCTGATAAGCTTATCATGACTCAGAACTTAGGAAAGACGACTGTTGACCAGTTGGGCGCTTCAATGGGTAAAATTATCCCAACGGCCAACATGTACGGAGTGAGCCTTGATAACATCACATCTGCCTACGTTACCACTACCAAGAATGGTATCGCTACAGCAGAATCAACAACATACCTTAACAGTATGCTTAACGAGCTCGGAAAAGCAGGCACCGATGTATCTGACATGCTGAAAGAGAAGACAGGTAAGTCATTCCAAGAGCTGATGGAATCCGGTATGTCATTAACTGATGTACTTGGCATTGTCCAGGAAGCTTGTGCGGAATCCGGCAAGTCAATCGGTGATGTGTTCAGTTCGCAGGAGGCGGCAAAGGGTGCGGCTACACTTGTACAGCACGCGGACGACTTCAACAGCGCCATGCAGTCTATGGCTAATTCAGCAGGTGCCACCAACGAGGCATTCAATAAGATTGACAGCTCAAGCGCGGAGAACTTTGCGAAAGCACTCAACCGCTTGAAAAATGCAGGCATACAGTTTGGCGAGGCAGTAGTACCGGTAGTAGTTCCAGTGCTCACGGAATTGGTAAGCGTTGTTATAAGCGCGTCCGATGCATTTAACAGCCTTCCTGAGCCAATGCAGGATATGATAGTTAAAGGCTTGGCTATAGCGGCAGCGGTAGGACCGGTAGTAACCGTGTTTGGTAAGGTCACAGCAGTGGCAGGCAAGGTAACAAGTGGCTTCGGTTCAATCGCCGGCAAGCTCGGAGGTCTAGGCAGTGCGGCATCATCAGCAAGTGCACCGGTATCGAGCGCGGGCGCGGCAACAGGAGCACTTGCAAAAAATGCACTCGGACTCATAGCGGCAGGAGCTGGCATCCTATTGGCTTCGGCAGGCTTAGCACTGCTTGCATACTCAGCAATTCAGTTGGCTCAGGCGGGGCCTACAGCAATATTAACTATGGTTGGAATGGTAGCGGCAATCGCACTTCTTGCAGTAGGAGCGGCAGCATTGGCACCGGCACTCACAGCCGGAGCAGCAGGACTCTTGGCATTCGGCGCGGCTATCCTCATGGTGGGAGCAGGAGTGGCGCTGGCGTGTGCCGGTGTAGCTCTACTTGCTACTCAACTACCGACCATATCAGAATATGGACAGTCGGCAGCAGTGGGGATTATAGCTCTCGGTGTGGCTCTAATGTCATTCGCAAGTGGTGCCACTATGGCAGGAGCCGGAGCTTTGATTCTTGGCGCTGGCTTATTGGTGGCAGGAGCCGGAGCCCTCACAGCGGCGGCAGGAGTAACATTACTGGCTGTCGGAGTGGTGGCGCTTGGTGCAGGCATTATAGTCGTAGCAGCAGGAGCTAATCTCTTGGCAGCAGGGCTTGTGGTATGCGGTGCAGGGCTCGTAGTTGTGTCCAACAATGCGGGTACAGCCACGGCGGGACTTGTGGCATTCACACTTGCGGTAGCGGCAGCAATTATTCCAATCACGGCAGGAGCGGGGGTAACAGCTGCATTCACT